AAGTGCTTGGTGAGCTTAATAACTATAAAAAGGGATTGAACGAAGCGGACCAGAAAATATTGGATAGCATGGCTACGACCGGAGAGGCCTTGGATTTTTTACACCGAAATCTAGTTAAACAGAATTTAACTATTCCATCGGGCAACGCAGCCGTAGCACCAAAACAATCGGCCGAAGATCTTTTATCAGACGCTCGAAAGTATCAGAAAGAAAATGGGCATTTGTTTGAGGCTTACCCCGCAAAACAAGAAGAGTATTTAGGCAAAATGCGAAAATACTTTCAAGCGGCGGGGATACAAGTTGACAATTAAAAAAAAGTAAGTTATACTATTTGTAGTTTTTTTATGGTAACCTTTTTACGAAGCCCATAAAAACTAAAGTTGACCCAAACTTTAAATGGCAGATGAGGCCCGCTAAGTGGCGATAACCCAATTCGACTGTTGTATTAGTTGTTAAGAATTGAGGATAAATCATGTCATATAATATTTTAAACACTATCCAATTCAAAACGTTTGAATCGGATGTTCATCACGAATTTATTGAAGAAGGCGGAACATTAAGAAATACTGTACGGGTTAAAACTACTGGCGGAGAATCGCATCAGTTTCCAATTTACGGAGCGATCCGAATGACCGAGCACTCTGTTGGTACGGAAGTTTTACAGAGTAACCCCCCGGTTTCTAAAATCACCATCACAATTAAACGATACGCTGGGCGTGTATCTTGTGATGATTTTCTAAAAAGCGAAGTTAACTACGACGCAATTGCAGAGTTAAAACCGGCAATTACCGGAGCGTGTCGCCGAAAAGAAGACCAGATTATCATTGACGCTTTGGTTGCGGCCTCTCCGTCAAAAACTGTTGCTAAAAACATATCTGGTAGTAACGACAACCTAAACGTTGCAATGATTGCTCAAGCAGCGTTATTGCTTGACGAAGACGGGGTACCAGATGAAGGCCGTTACATTGTTGCGAGCGCACGAGGCAAACACCACTTGACTCAAGAAACCGATGTTAAAACGATTGATACGAGCGCAGTCAAAACTTTGGTGAATGGTAGCATCTCTAGCTTTTACGGCTTTGATTTCAAATTCATTGGCAATAACGGAGCAGAAGGTGGCTTACCTTTGGCTACTAATGACCGAACAAACTTTGCGTATGTTCGAGATGCCGTTGGTTACGTCATGAACCGAGATTTTACTATGCGAGTAGAGTATAACGCGAATACTATCTCTGACGAGATTGTTATGTACTTTTCGGCCGAGGCTGGCGTTATTGATGCGTCTGGTTTGGTAAAAATTACTACTGACGAGTCATAGGAGGACAGGAAAATGGCATTTGATATTAATTCATTTAAAGCGATCACTCAGTACGGACAGGACACTCCCGATCTGTTTATTTACAGCTCCGCCGATGCGTTGTCTGTGATTCGAACAGCTGGGTATTTCAATGATCGGTCCGTAAACTTGAAAGTGAACGACATAATTCTTGTTGTGTCTTCAACTGGCGGAACTCCAGTTCACAGTTTTAACGTTGTTAACAGCAACACTGGTGGCGTCGTTGACGTAACCGATGGGCTTGTTATCACAGCTACTGACACAGACTAGAGCTTATGACGCTTACAAAAGTTAGCTTGTGTACGGCCGCGCTACTTCTGATTGGAGCTGACGAGATCACGTCGTTTTCCGATAGTACGCGCGAGGCTAAACTATGTAAAGCGTTATATGACACGACTAAGGATGGCTTGTTACAGAGCCATCCTTGGCGGTTTGCGATTAACCAAATTGAGCTTAATAAATTAGCGGCGACTCCGCTATATGGGTTTTCTTCGGCGTTTCAGTTGCCAGCTAATTATTTACGGTTGGTTAAGAAAGATCCGCCGACGTTAGACTACGAGATTCACGAGGATAAAATATACTGTAACGCAACGGCGTTGAAAATCACGTATGCGTTCTCTCCGCCCGAAAATAAGTTCCCGGCCTATTTTGCCCGTGCGCTTGAGTTTGCTATGGCTCGACTACTGGCTATTGCCTTGCAAGAAGACTCGGATAAAGCGATGGTCTATGGCAATCTATTAAAACAGCAGTTGATTGACGCTAAGTTAATAGATTCTCAAAATTCAGGGGGGAAGGGAACGGCACCGGGAACGCAGAGCTACCTTGCGGTTAGGGGCTAATGGCGCGTAAAACAAAACTTATAGCCGCACAACGGTCGTTCGTGGGGGGCGAGATTAGCCCTACGTCGATAATGGATATTCGGCGGGAGCGGTATGCGGATTCGGCTAAGCAATTAAGGAACGTGTACGTAAGCCCCGAGGGGTACGCGTTTCGCCGGGAGGGGCTAGAGTATGTTGCGGCGACGACGTCGAACCAAGAAGCTCGCTTGATTAATTTTGAGTTTAATAACATTCAAACATATTTGTTGGTGTTTACTGCTGGCGAGTTCAAAGTGTATAAGGATGATGTTTTGCAAGCGACGGTTAGCAGCTCGCCGGTATCCACGTTAACGTTAGCGCAAATACAAGAGATGGATTTTACGCAATCAGCGGACACTTTAATTTTAGTGCACCCGGATGTTGCGCCGATTCAAATTCAGCGAACGTCGCACACAGCGTGGACAGCGGCTTACATTACGTTTGAGCACATTCCGGTGTATGCGTTTAATGGCGTTACCGTGACGGAGCCGGCAACCAACCATTTGACTTTAAGCTCGGTAAGTGGTCGAGACGTAACCGCAACTTCTACTCAAAATATTTTTAATGCAAATAGTGTCAATCAGTACATAATAGGTAAAAAAGGCGGCATATTGTTTATTACGCAATATGTCAGCGCAACCCAAGTTATTGGGGATGTTCACGTTGATTTTCCCGATACGTCGATTGACGCGGGCGAGTGGGAGTACGAGTCGGGGTACGAACCGGCATGGAGCGCAAGTCGGGGGTGGCCGGTTAGCTTAACTTTTTATCAATCGCGGTTGTGGTTTGGCGGAAGCAAATCGCGTCCGCAAACGCTTTGGGGATCTAAGGTTAGCTACTTTTATAACTTTGATCTTAATGGGAGTAATGCCGCCGACGCTATTGATGTGACTTTGGATAGTGACGAGCTTAATGCAATTCAGCGAGTGTACCCCGGTCGAACGTTTCAGATTTTTACTACGGCCGGGGAATACTACATACCGAACCGAGATACTGAACCAATTACGCCAGAGAACATATCGGTGTTACCTGCAACTGGCCATGGAGCTAGTGCGGTTACGCCGGTGTCGGTGGATGGCGCAACAATCTTTGTCCAAAACAACGGTCGTGTTATCCGAGAGTTTGTGTATAACGATGTGGAAAAAAGTTATAATGCGGCCAATGTGTCGATATACTCGTCGCATTTGATTAACGCGTCTCGGAGTTTGGTCGTGCGAAAAGCGACTAGTACGGTGCCTGCCGATTTTGTCTATCTGCTAAACACTGACGGGACGATTGCGGTATTTAGTGCATTGCGTTCGGTTGGGTTGGCGGCATGGAGTTTGTTTACAACTGAGGGGGAGTTTGAAGATGTCACGGTCGTTAATGAGGTTGTCTATGTCGTAGTTAAACGGACAATCAATGGGAGTACGGTACGCTATATTGAGAAGTTTAACGAAGCTGCGTATATGGACGCGTCTAAACTTTCAACTAGCGGCTCGCCTACGGATACGTGGACGGGGTATGACCATTTGGACGGCGAGACGGTCAAGGTCCGGGGAGACGATTACATTTTACAAAACGTCACGGTTGCCAGTGGTAACTTTACGAGTTCCCAAAAAGTTAGTGCGATTGAAGCCGGCATTAATTTTTCAGCCAGCATTGAGACGTTGCCCATTGACGTTGACCTTGGCGGCTATTCAATGGCTGGCCAATACCGGCGGCTAGTTAGTGCTCAAATTCGGTTGCACAATTCTAGGAACATATCTGTAAAATTTTTAAATAACACCTACGTACCGGCGTTTCGACAGTTTGGCGATTTATTAGACTCACCCATTCAAACTTTTTCTGGGTATAAAAAAGTGTATTTAAACGGTGTCGATCGAGAGCCAACTATAACTATTACCCAAACCGAACCTTTAGAATTTATTGTATTGGGGACACTAGTTGAGGTAAAATAGGAGTAATTATGGCAGTACCATTCGTAGCAATTATAGCAGCCATCTCAGCGTACTCGGTGTA